TAGGTATTCTGCTATAAACGGGGTGTACCCATCAATCGGGGTAAAGCCAATTAGTAATTTAGAGTTTCGGGTAGCAAGACGGAATCTTAATGTATTTACCAATGAGGCATCCCCAAGGTATTCGTCTAACCACGCACCTATATTGATCTGGTCGGGTCGTTTGAACCCGAACTCAAAACCTTCCAATATGGTCTGATTGTTACTAAACTGTGTATATGTCTTAAAATCAACACGAGTCTTAGTATCGGGGAAGATAAAGCTACTACCTGTAAAACCATTCTGCATAGAAAAGTTAATATAACCCTCTGTACTCTTGGTCTTCTTCTTAAACTCTTTGGGCATCATCTCCCATATCGCAGATTGCTGTACTTTTACGGATGTATCTGCATTTTGCGAGAAGCACACAATGTGACCATTGTTGTTCTGCATCACTGCTTCCATTACCATTTTGGCACAGCCTGTAGTTTTGCCCGATCTGTTACCCCCCAGAACTAAGCATTCATTGTGTTCCCACAATCCTTGCCTTACACGATCCCATCCATCTAGCTCAAATCCGTGTCGTATTGGATCTTCTTCTGCTGATTGGATTCTACCTTCGTGGGCTCTATGTAGATCCTCCAGTAGTTTTGGTTCATGTTGTGCCAAAAAGGCTATCTCTTCATCCGTTGGTGGTTTCACCATAGGATGTTTAGTAAAAACTAATTCCATCTATTCTTCTTCTGGTTCTTCTGGGATTTGTGTTGGTTCTTCCCAGTTAATATCTAGATCTATTCCAGTTATCATATCAGCTGATGCCTCCGAAAACAACATTCTTCCTACTCGGAAGTTTGCGTAATCATAATATAATGTCCCATCATCGTCTAGTACCACAAATGCATAGTTTGAGAAATGTTCTCCTAATATACCCTTTACTTGATCTAGGACTTCATCGTAGTCATCTGGTATTACATTACTCATCTATATCTATTATATCCTCTTTCTTTATTTTGGACATTCTGTCTCGTACAGCCTTCAAAGTATCCTCGTAGTCCTCCTGTGTATATACCTTTCTTTCCTCAGTAATATTACTAGCTTCGCCACGAGCAGTCATCGCCTGCCTTTGCGAGTTAGATTTAGCTATAGATACCTCCTTCAGATCCTTAAAATCGGGTACATACCCTGCTTCTAGCTTTCTGCGTAGAGAATCTACCACATCTTCCTCTAGGGATTCTAGATTAATATAGCTTCTGGCAGATAGCTTACCACCTAACTCCCGAAATTTACCCAAGTAGTCAACATAGTCAGTTAGCACAGAAACGAGCGTAGAGCGTGTTATTTTGTGTTTTCTGACCATCTGGGTCTGTGATACCCCAGTTGAGATCAAAAAGAGTATTTTGCCCACTTTCTGTGGATTTATGCGACTAAGGCTATTTACCTTCTCTAGAGCTTTGTTCTCTTTCACCTCTTCTATCGCAGATCTAATGCCTTCTTCTAGTTCTTTTTGCTCGTCCATTTATCAATATTGATTAACCTTTACCAGTTAGAATACACTATCTTAAATATATAGTATATACTAGTTGACTCCATATATAGTACCATAGTATAGTTGTGCTTGTCAAGGGGCTATGAGATCGCAATTTTTTCAAGGGCTAGTTCTTATATTATACTATAAATGCGAGCGAGCGTCGCTGATGCCCCCCCCCTGCCATGCCTAGGTGCTAGCTAGTTGTCAGCTAGGCTAGCTAGCCTGCAAAAGATAGCTAAGATAGCCTGCAATCGTGATGTTTATGCTAGCTAGATGGCTATACTATCACATTATCCTAGCTATATTGGCTAGCTAGTAGGCTATTTTATCAGCATTGTAGCTATGAGTGAGTAATATATTCTAGCTATCTGAAATGTATTTATTGGTGCTATTTTGGTAGCTATCTGCACGCTGTCAGACAGATTCAGTGGTCTGAAACTAACATTCTTAGCTAACAATTCTCATTTTTTTTCATTCATTTAAGTTACTGATAGCCAACTCTTTACGCTAACTTAAACTGTAGTCTAGATAGCTTGTGACAAAATTAGCTTGCGTTGTTTGGAAGCTATCTCCATACTGTAGTCATAATCAATTAATTCCAATGAGGTAAGTGTCCAATAGGATGCGACAGAAGACCAACGCTAGCAATAGTGCCAAACTTCCTCCGAGAATATGCCAATTGATTGCCACACGAAATTTGCCGAAATGCGAAATTTGAAATGCGAAACCAAAGCAGTGGCACAGTCCTCACTTTGACTCTTCAAATGCGAAACACCAACTGTAGGAATCAGCCATTGAGAAATGCCTTAACTACAGTGAGTATGCCAAGGACGAGAATAATACATCAATACAAGATGGGATAAATCTGCGACTTTACTAATGCAACTAGCTAACCTAGCTAACTGTCCAAAGTCAGTGCAAATGCAGATGGGTAAACACTAACAATTAAATACTTATACTTATGGCAAATACATATTACGAATCATACAAATTAGATAGATTAAATTATTACAAAAAACAGATGAAAGCAATCATCACAAATCAATATTTAGATGCAGATGAAACCATTGATCATCTTAAAAAGTTACACACTGATGTTGAAGGTGTGGATGTAGCTGAAGATTCAGATTACTACAACAAATCAGAAAAGTTACTCAATGATATTGAGTGCTACATTGATATTTTGATCTAATGCGAAACAGTGCCTTAGCACTGTCTGCAGGAGTTGGTCAACCTGCACTGATGAGCTAGACTATTAAATTAAATTATTACTTATACTTATGAAAACATTAAACAAAAATGATATACTTAAAAAATTCATTCGCCAAAATTTAGGTGAATTAAAATCCCGTACCAAATCAATGATTACAGGCACAGATGTAGCCAAAGCTAATCGTGAGAAACTCAGCCATTGGTGTAAGGTACTAGGCAGAGACATTGATATCATTATCAGAAATGATGGAGATTATCCTGTAGCAGGCGATCTAACTAAAGATGATCCAACGCCAACGCCAACACCTGCACCAACTAGACAGGTGTCTAGTGATGACAAAGCGAAAGTTGTCGCTAGCCTGCTAGACCAACTTGGTGGTGGTAGCTACGATGACTCGCAAATTACTGCGAGATTAGATGCAGTGGAAAAGGCACTGAATCACAGTGTCAAAAATGTCACTGTCAAAGTTGCTGATCTGCCAAAGGTTGAGTGTGGCAAGGTTCACAAATCGTTTGAGAAATTGTTGGCAGTAGCTAGCAATCGCTTACACGCTTTCCTAGTTGGCGAAGCAGGATCGTTCAAGACATCCTCTGCCGAAAAGGTAGCCAAGACTCTTGGTCTTGAATATTCATCTATCTCAGTGTGTATGCAAACTACTGCATCGTCACTGCTTGGATACATGGATGCCACAGGCAACTATGTTTCAACTGAGTTTCGCAAGAGATACGAGACAGGTGGTGTGTTCATCCTAGATGAGATTGATAACGGAAATGCCAATGTCTTGTCAGTGTTAAACTCAGCATTAGCTAACGGCAGTTGTGCCTTTGCTGATGGGATGGTAGCCAAGCATAAAGATTTCATCTTAATTGCTACGGCAAATACATTTGGCAATGGTGCAAACGCTCAGTATGTTGGCAGGAATCAACTTGATTCAGCTACGCTAGATAGATTCGTGACCATTGAATGGAATTACGATGAAGCGTTGGAGATGGCTATTGCATCCAACAAAGATTGGTGTGCAGTGGTACAAAAGTATCGCTTCGCAGTGAGCAAGCTAGGCTTACGCTTGGTGGTATCTCCACGAGCTACATTCCAAGGCGAGAAGCTATTGGCTAGTGGTCTCAAAGAAAAGGATGTGATCAAGATGGTCATCACTCGTGGTGCATCTGCTGATCAGATCAAAAAGATTAACGAAATAGTGAAAGGATAATACTATGGGATACATTGACTACAAAGAGTTCAATTCAGTTGGCGAGTTTCTCGCTTACAATCAAGACCATCGCAAAACAGGCGAGGATCGCTACAGAGCTAGCGAGAAAGAGGAAGATGATGGATGGTATGGTACAGATACGATTGACGAAGCAATTGAGCTAGCCACAAATGGTTGGCACAATCGTCCGAATGTCAAAGGTCTGTCTAAGCAGATCACATCTAGCACGACTGCTCAGATCAATGTAGCTACAACTTACAATGATGTTTGTGGTAGCTATGTAGATGTCGGAGCATTCGTTGAGGGAGTGCCTGAAAATATGGTACAGTTTGCTGAAGCTGAAGCTCCACGAATTGTTCGCATTGGTATTAACCTATCTAGCAACTGCCAACAAGGTGTAAACACCTTCAAGTTGCGAGGTGCAGTAACGCTAGCTATCGTAGATAAGTTGGCTGAAGCAGGGTATGGTTGCGAGCTATTCGTATACACAGTTAGTGAATGTCGTGGACAAGGCAACCACAGTGAGAAGCTAGTGATCAAACAAGCTGACCAACACCTTGATCTAGATGCACTGACCTTTTGGTGTTGCCATCCATCTGCACTACGCAGGCTGATGTTCGCAAATTGGGAGACAGAAAAAGACCAATGGAAATATAAGCTAGGCGATGGCTATGGCTTCCCTGTTAGCTTAGACGAAGCACCTAAATGCACACAGGAAAAGATGCAGGCTGACATCAACATTGACACAGTGCCTCGCACAGTCAAAGATGCAGTGAGCTACTACAATGGATTAGTTGACCAAATCAACGAGTTGTAAAACGAAATAGAGTGGCTAGCTAATGCTAGCTACTCTATCCACAGGAGGTGGTAAGCCTGTGCTGAAGAGATTACCAAACAACTTAAATACTTATTACTTATGGAACAAGATAAAGATATAACATTTGATGCCGATGCACACAAAGCAGACAAGGTATTCACACTAAACGAAACACAAGCTAATCAAATCTATGATAACTTGTTGAAGCTAGAAGCTGATGTAAATAATGGTAAGCTATCGCCTAATGATACTGCCAATAAAATACGCTTGATCAATGACTATATTAATATAGTCTTAGAGCCAATAAAACAATAACTACTATCACGATTCCTATGCAAAAACTATTCAAATCAATTACACACCGAAAAGCGAAAGGTGTCCTTGTAAAAAAACAATGGGCTATTCAGCTAGATAAGCTCATTTGCAAAATCAAAAAACAATGTTGGATGTGTGGAGATTCAGTCCTCTACAATTCAGCTAGGCAGATGTGCCAATGTTGTGAAAACGAAACCTTTGGAGATTAATATGAAAACCAAATTACTTACTGTGCTAGTTATGCTAGCAGTCGCATACGCTATCTTGATGATCGGAATGGATCGTGAAGATAGTCGTATTGAATCCCAAAAAAATGCTTGGCAAGACCAAGGATACAATATTAAATAGAAAACATTATGACAAATCCTATACCAAATGATGAAGATTACAATAGCTCTGAAGAGCTATTAGAGGCGTTCCACAATGGAACATTAGATAACGATAGAACCCAAATGTTTAGATCAATAATGGATTTATTATCCATCGTTGGTAGATTCTACAAGGGATCTAATGAGGTTACTAGAGAGCTAATCATTGATCTTTGTGGATCGTATGTAATGCGATGCAAAGAAGATAAGCCATTACCAAACATAGATTTGGAGGTGTTTGATGATT